GTGCGAAGGTTGTTACGCCAATAAAGGTTGCTATGTTTTTCCAGTTGTACAAGCAGCTCAATACAGACGTTTAAATAGTATCAAGCACAAAGACTGGGTCCGGGCAATGGTTGCTCTGATCAATTCTAAAAAATCAAAATGGTTTAGATGGCACGATTCAGGCGATGTACAAGATGTTGATCACCTGGAGAAAATATTTACAGTTGCAAGACTCACGCCTGAGACCAGACACTGGTTGCCAACACGTGAAGCATGGACCAAGGACCATTTACAAAATAAACCTGACAATTTAACTTTAAGATTTTCCATGCCAATGGTGGACCAGGAAGCAGCGGCCAGCTGGCCAAATACTTCAACGGTCGTATCCGGAGCAGGGAGAACATGCCCCGCACCTGACCAAGGCAATGAATGCAAAGACTGTCGAGCGTGCTGGGATCCTTCTGTTAAAAACGTAGCCTATGGGAAGCATTAACCATGGGCCACGTTTTCCGACATCCAAAATATTATGAAGAGCTCAAAGCTTCACGTAAGCTGGTCAGTGCACGCACTGACCAAGAGGCTCCTGCAGGAGCCTCAAGCTCCAAGCCCCAAGCTTCAGGCACCAAGCAGCAAGCAATTGAAGAGACTGTGCCACATAACGATATTGAAGAATCATTAAAAGATTGACATGAAGGATAATGTAGGATATATTGTATTCAGGACTGCAGCGAGAGATCCTGCGGTATTCGGAAATGGAAACGGTCCTCTAAGGGACCAGCTCAATGCGAGCCCTCCGAGATCCTGGCGGCAAGTGCATCGTAAAAATGTCCAGTGGGGATGTGACCTGGAGCTGCCAGGGTTATGGTCTTTTATTTTTCACTTAAGCCCAAGGCACCAAGCATCAAGCGACAAGCTTCAAGCCCCAAGCACAGAGGTTCAAGCTTCAAGCCGCAAGCTTCAAGCTCCAAGATCCTTGAACCAGGGTACATGTATATATTTCTCTCAACAAGTTTCGAGGAGCAAGGACCGAGGGCCTCTGCTATGATAAATGTATTCTCAGGATGCTTCACGTGGAACGCAATTTGGTGGGGTGAAAACTTTAACTTGTTACCCTTCGTAACTTTTAGTTCTATAGTGAAAAAGTGCCGATTATTATTATAGACCAATAGATCAGGAGTGCCGGAAAGGCTAAGATTCTCCAGTCGAATGAGGCTAAATTCGTTGAAATGTTTTTTAATTTTTTGATATAATTTACGCTCTGGTGCCATGCATTTTTCAAGGTAACTCCTGTATTCAAATTGTTAATAATCTTTAATATATCCAGGAGGTAAAATTAGTTTTTCTTCCTTGTTTGGTTTTAAAACTACACGGACAGAAGTATCACCAGGCGTTGTACTTTCGTGAACTTCGATACGTCTAATCTCTTCTAAATAACCGTTTGGTGTTGCAATATATATTCTGGCATGACTTACAGCGTTACCACGTTTACCACCTGGTCCTTCTGTAAACTTGTCGAGATACTCTTGCAGGTGTTTGACAAACATTATTTACGCACCTGAGATGAAATATCCTCTATCACTTTTCTATAACCATGCAAGAGGTTTTTGTTTTTTATGTCTTCAGACACATATTTTTTTAATTCTTGAATTTCTTGTTTCTGTACTTCAACTAATTTTTTAAAACCTTTTAAAGTATCTTTAACTTCAGCCAATTCTTTGCTTAATTCGTCTGTAGATTTATAAACTTTCATTATTGACAATATAGGAGAGTTACCTTAAATTGTCAATGTTTTATAAACATTAAAACTCTTTGAAAAAAGTAGCCAGTCTGGACTAAACCCATTCATGGCTACTTTAAAAAAAATTATGGGTGTACCAAAAAGATTAACAGAAATGCAAATGAGATTCGCCGAGTTCTACGTATTCGGTGGACCAGACGGACCAATGACTCAAACAGAGGCTGCTATAGCTGCTGGGTATAGTCCTAACCGTGCAAGACAAGAAGGATCAGAATTAATGAATCCAAGACTATCACCACTTGTTGCAAAGTATGTCGGTGAATTAAGAGAAGAACGACTCAAAAAACATGAAGTTACTTATGAAAATCATATTGCTGAACTTGCTCGTTTGAGAGAAGCCGCTTTAAAGAAAGGAAGTTTTTCCAGCGCTGTAAATGCTGAAGCCAACCGAGGAAAAGCAGCAGGATTATATATAGACCGAAAAATAATAAAAACAGGAAAATTAGAGGACCTATCAGAAATGGAATTAGAAGCAAAAATGAAACAAATCCTAGACGATTACGCACCGCTTTTAAATGCAAAGACTGTTGAAGGTGAGTCATCTGAAGTTACTGAATCTTCACCATCTTCTTCACCCACTGACGAGGAATCATCGTCCGATCCCCAAAACTAATATTACCACTATCATCTTTATCGTAAGAGGCAAACATTTTAATTGATGTTTTATCTTTAGAAAATATCCAACCTTCATTCACCGGATAAGCTAATCTCATTCTTTCAAATTCAGTTCTATCTGCCCAACCAGAATCTGATACACAGTCTACCCATTCAACTCTATACTTGTGATAAGGTATGTCATCTGTGCAGACACTTTTGGTTATTTTACGTCTCTTCGTTTTAGTTTTTTTAGGCATAAGTACTCTTTATCATTTGCGACCCCTATATAGCAATTTTTATTTTTTTCTTGCGCTTAACAAAAAAATCTGGCTGGGTGTCGCAAAACCCTAAAATTGACCTATAAGCGTTGGTATTATTGACGAATAATCGCCGACACCCCCCCGTCGGCAGGGGGTCGCAAGGGGTCGCAAAGGTCGCAAAGTTACCTTGAATTTTGTTTAATTGTGGCAAGATTGTGGCCATTGCCACATTTCCGCCATACATTTGCGACCTTTGCGACACCCCCCGACACCCTTGCGACCCCTGTTGCGACCCCTTATTTTTTAGAATTATTCTAAACTGAGCCATGATCTTTTTGCATACCCTTTTGCAATTCTTCTATTAATTTCTGTTTATTCTGGTCCGTGAGCCGTGATGCATGCTCCATGGCCCTTTGATAGATAAGGAACTGGTGTCGTTTAGCCTTATTCCTTAGATGTAGTTCGGGAATCCCCCACTTCGTTTGATCCGTCATTTTCTTTCTCCTCTTTTTTCTTAAATATTTCGTCAAAGTTCTTTTTATATAAATCACTAGGCGGTCGACTTCGACCATCCCACTGTCTACCTTTTTCTCTAGTCATTTTTCTCCTTTTTATTATAATACAAAACCATTCGTTTACTGCCTTCGTATTTTTCTAATCTTTTTTTCATTCGTTGATTTTCATCATACAGTTCTCTATATCTTTCAGTTAACCTTTTAATTCTAGGTTCATATAAATTTCTGTAATATAAACTCCAATTAGTGGATAGCGTTTGATTTTGCTTCATAACTGTCAATATTCTTTTTAGCTTTATAAATTTCTACATGCGTACCACATTCAGGACAACCCATGTAAGTTACACTTTCATAAAATTCGTCCTCTTGAGACGTATCATGTTCACCACCATACAATAATTTTGTATTACAATGCCAACACAATCTATCTAGATCTTCTGGTTTTTTAGTTTTTTTTGCCATTTGAGTCCTCACTTTCTATTTTTTTAAGATGTAACATTATTTCATAGTGTTTTAAAAGATGTATTTTTGCTGCTAATCTTAATTTATTATTAGTATTTTTTCTCATAATTTTTATTTTATCATTAAAATGATCATATAACATTTCATCTTTTTCTATTTTTTTATTTGTTAATGTATAATATTTTTTTAAAACTTTCTGTTGATTAAAAGGTTTATATTTTGTTATTAAAACCGCTTCCCAATATCTTCTTCTTTCACAATTAGTATTAGCTTTTAATAATCTAACTTTGTCATAATCTCCCGTATTATCTTTTTGATCAAAAGATGCACCATGTCTAAAAGGTCTTCCTTTTTTCCAATCTTCTGTTTCTCCAATATAAGATACTACCCCATTGATATATCTGAGATATATTACAGGCTCTTGTGTTTTATTAAAAATCTTCTGCTTTAATTTTGACATTTGCTTTTTCCTTCTCATCATTCATTAGCTCATGATACATGTCTAATCTTTTTAAAAACTTATGTTTCCATTGTCTTAATTCGTGATCTTTAAATTTAAACTCCTGATAATATAAATCGGGTGTACAAACCATAATAATACCTTGTTGGATTTGTGAGTTATATACATAGTCATGGGCCATAGCATATGCTGCTATTTGTAGGTAATAATCCTCAATCCAGTCCTTATTTTTAGGTTTATTTGCCTGTTTAAAGTCAATTATGGTATCTATGCCATTATGCCTACATACAAGGTCCGTAGAGCCCGCGTAGAGGCCAGGATAGTGTAATGTGACCTCTGACCCGTACCATTCATCAACCGGCGCTAAACCGATCTCTATGATCTTCTGAGCCATAGGTTTGGCCTGGACTCCAATATCAGTTAAATCTTCGTAGCCTACCCCTTCTACATAAGATTCTAAGAACTTATGCATTGCCGTACCTCGTTTACTAGATAAATTTTTAATCTCTTCTGCCTTTTTTTCGCCAACTTTGGCTTTCCATCTTTTTATAAATTCTTGATCTTTGGTCTTACCTAAAATTGTGGTAACCGAAGGTAAACGATTACCAACAATCTCATAGACTCTGGTCCCTGTTCCGGGATCCGTGATTTGTTTACCAGTGATATAGTTAAATTTATCGGTTTTCTTCATTCTCTAATGTTTCAATTTTATTTAATAAGTTTTTAAATCTTTTATCAAATTTGTCCATATTTAACATGATAAGTTCAGATTTTTCAGCAATATCATCTAACTGATCAATAGTTTTTGCTGTGTTCATTAAAATTCTTTTTAAATACCAATACTCTTTAATAAAAAATTTTAAATCTTTTTTATTGTGTTTTAAAAGATAAAAAAAATTTTCACGGTCTCTTAAAAATAAAAGAAACCAAATTAAAAGCCATTTAATAAAATTTTCTCTTCTAAGTTTTTTTCGATGAATAAAAGTTTCAATTACGTTCCTACATTTTTTAAAATCTTTTTGTATATCGTAAAACTCTTCTTTCTTTGGTTTTAAAAATTCTTCATCAATTAAATTAATGAATCTTTTTATTTGTGCTCCTAACATAACTTATCCTCTCTTTCTTAATAGTTTAACATGTTTTTGCCATGCCCAGGAATTCAATCTACCTGATACACCCATTACAAACAATAAAAATTTTAGTTTAATTTTTTTTATGTTCATTCTTAGCTATCCATAGTTTATAATGATTCAAATCTACAACGTTTTCCATTGTGGCTTTTTCTTCAGTATAATGATTTATGATTTGATGTAGTTTATGGGCCTTAGTATGAGCAAAAGGAAAAAATGATAAAGCGCAGGCATATGCATCTCTAAAAACACATCTCCAACGCCATTGCATTTTGTGACCAGTTTTATGTCTAGGTTTTTCATTAACCGTACCCACTTTTAAAATGTCATGTAACACTCTAATTGTTGCTTCATCAGTCATAGAAACTTCCATAGCAATACGCCAACAATTATAAGTACCGTTTTTCTTTTTTTCTTTATACTTTTTATAAGTAACAGATCCCTCGCCATCGAAAAGACCTGCTGCCCATGCAAGATTAACTTGATTGTTTATATAATCTGGACTCAATTTAACTTCCTTTCTTCATTATAAACATAAAATTCACCTTGAGAATCACAGTCCCAACACTGATGAATGTTATCTTTCTCTTCGTTTTTAACTTTAACATATCCATTTCCCTTACATGTAGGGCAAATGTATATTTTTTTAACTTTTAAGTTTGCCATTGAGATTTTTCGCTTTTTCGTTTGCAATGTATTCAATAGTTTTAGCAATTGATAGTCTTCCACCTGGAAATTCAGGCAAAATACTTTTAGACAATCGTTCTAAAACAGAGTATGTTTTCTTTGATAGAGAAACATTTTTGTATTTAGTCATATCAGTCATATGCGTTTCCTTTCATTATTTCTAAACAATATATAAGTAGGTTTGTAGGATTGTCAATGATAAAAGTTTTTATTTTTACTTTAGCTGTGTGTAGCATGAGTTATCAACAGTGTAGAGTTATTGAAGAAGCAACAATATATTTTGATAATTACAGAGATTGTGCTTTGCATGGATATGAATATTCTTACAAACTTTTAGAGGCATTTGATCCAGAAATATTAACAAAAGAACAGGTATATACTAGATTTGCTTGTAAAGAACTTGAATCTAGTTGACAATATGGCAAAATTAAGGTAAAGGGCCTTATCTTCTCACCATTTACCTACCCTTACATTTTCCCTCTTTAGGGTAGGTACGTTTAACAAATACAACCAACAAATTGACCACTACCATCGTTCATGAAATAACTGTTCCATGGTCCGTGATACGTGGTCAGTGCTTCTCGTATAATGTTACAAAGATCAAAACAATCAAGTTTTGCGTAAACTTTTAGATTTATCATTTCTTTCGTGACCGGTATCAAATTGTAGATCCCATCCTGAAGTATGATTAATTCCACTAGTTAACTCCTTTATTTTTTTATACCAAAGATCTTTGTAGTAAGGATCTTTAGTTTTACGATATTGATTAGCAATTTCATCTAAGTGATCAGTTTTTATACGACTCATTTATTTTTCTCCCCCACGCTATAATGTTTTTAACACCAGGTGCTTGTAACTTAACATCAACACCATAAGGTTTCCATGCTTTTACCATAAGATTTAATTCTATGACAAAGTTGGTCCATTGCTTAGAACTAATTCCATCAACTTTTAACTTTATATTTTTTATAGTTCGTTTTGCTCGTTTAGCCATTTCTTTAACTCCTTTCTTGGTTCTTTTGATTCAACGATTCTTTCTACTAATACAGCTGCTTTGTGTGCCGTTCTACCAATAGAAGGCTCAAACAATTCAGACTCGTATAAGTGGTTTACTATTTTTTGTTTTATATTCCACAACATAACTTTCTCCTTTTTTATAAAGAGAATAGGATATTACAGGATAATTGTCAACCCCGGCCTTGACCTTTATATCTAGTTTTTTTCTGTTGTCTTTTTTCTTGTTTATTTCTTGATTTTTTATGAACGCCTGGACGTTTTTTAGGTTTTGGACGTGGTACGAAATGAACGAATT